TGTATCTGTATTGGCGGAAGTAAATTCAAAACCAGAAAGTGATATAGGAAATGCATTTTTGAATCTGATATGAAGATTGGGTTTGTAAGTGCTATTGAGAACCACCAATGTAATATCAGAAAAGAAATCATCATTTATACCATAAGAAATTGTGTCATCGGATGTATCCATCACACCAATTCCTTTCATCCATTCAAATACTTCTATCCAGTTTTTCATATTCTCATCAACAATAAAATTTATACTAATATCTTCAAATGCATACTTACCACCCATCCATTTGGGAAATAATCCACCAGGAACAGGTTGTTCTGTCGGTGTAATATTTAATCCTGGTAAAGTTACACTTTGAACAAAATAAGTCACAGTTGGTAATCTAGTAAATTCTAATTGGAAATAATTATTTGCCAAATAGTTATTATTCTCTGGTTGTCTTGGGTTAGTTACTTGCGTAACATCTGGAATGAAATGCGAATCTGTAATAGTAATCTCCTATGATATATGTATATGAAAAAGGGTGTCCCGAAGGACACCCTTTCATTCATTAACAATTATCAGGTTTATAGACCTGTGTTACCGTGAAGGTTACTGATACCGAACAATCGGTAGTAAACATTCTTACCAGAACCGACTGATACAGCAGTACCATCATCATGTGCGAATGGGTTTGCAACCATACCGTAACGAGTTTTGAACCCGATTTTTGGTTGGAAGGTGTTTTCACCAACTGCACGAACCATTTGCAACGGAACGTATGGACAATAGAACATACCAGCGTCGTATGGGTTTGAACCTCTATAACCAACGCATGCGTAGTTTACATCTGTACTATTAGTGTCTGATGCACTATATGGGTCTACATATACTTTCATCTTACCATTGAGTGTACCAACGAAAGTGTTTCCAGTATCGTCTACATCAAGTGATGTGTTCAATGCTGGTGAGAGTTGCAACCAACCACCCATTGCGAGTGCAGAAGCAACATCTGAAGAACAGACAACAAAGTTACCTTTACCTCTACGAGTTTGTTTTGCGATTGCATTTGCTTCTCGTTCGAGTTGGAACATCAAACCACGGAATCGTTCCGCACTCCAACGACCATCTGAATCAACATTTAGGTCATAATAACCAGCAAGAGTCAGGTCTGCATTTTGGGCACCTGTTCTTGCACTTGAGTAAATACTACGAACAACTTCTCGGTTGATTTCTGCAAGAATTTCGTTGCTAAGAATGTTAGCAAGTTCTGATTCTGCGTCAAGACCGTGGACTGCTTTCAAGTCCTGTGCGAGTTCAGTTGTGTATTCTGCTTTCAATGCACGAGTTTTTGCTTCTACAGCAACTCGTTCAATACTGAATGCCATTTCTTTGAATGTTCCATCACCCAAACCTTCAGCAGTACCTGTTAGCATTGCTCGAAGACCTGTAAGTGCTGGCGCACCTGCGTAAGGGTTTACACCACCAGTTGAACTGAATGCGGCACCTGTTGAAGTTGCACCTGCACCTGAGAATTTAGCAAATGCTTCTTGGTAAAGTGCTTCAGCACCACCTTGCGTATCATAAGTCGAACGCATTGCAAAAATCAAACCTGTTGGTGCTGACATTGGTTGAACACCAATAAGGTCATAGGCCATTAGGTTTGGCATTGAACGGCGAACAAGACTGATTAGAATCGGGTCGTAACCAGCAAGAGCGGATGAACCAGAACCTGCTTGTTGTACACTGAAACCACCACCACCCATTGCGTTGGCTGGTGCTTCCGTTAAATGTTGTTCACGAAGTGCTTGTTCTTGGTTTTCCAAAAGAACAGCAGTTACTTTTTCTTTATAACGGTCATTGATGCTTGGAAGACTTGGGTGATCCAATACTGGCTCCCATTTTTCTGCAAGCACATCTGCCGTACTATTTCCTTGATTAAAATCCATTAAGATTCTCCTTCTTTGAGTTTACTTTACTACTAAATTTATTTATAAAAATCGTATTTTACGATGTTTTATCTGCTTGGCTGTGTCGGTGAATTGCGTTCATATAACCATCCATATGTCCACCTGCTTCTGGTTGAATGGTCTTATCGGTTGTTTCTGCTTCTTCTGTTAGGTAAGGAACATCTTCTGTGATATAACTTTCTCGAAGAATATTTAATTTATCACGGAATTCGTCTACTGAATCGTAGTCAATACCTTCTGTGAGTGAAGCAAGTCTATCAACTTCAAGGTCAGTTAGACCTGTGGTTTCTTCTATAAATACTTCTCCACAAGCGGCTTCTTGAAGTTGTTTGCGAAGTGCAATGTTTTCTTCAAGAATCTCGTTGATTCCACCTTCAAGTTCTTCGTTGACTTCAACCATTTCACCCATGAGGTCGTACTTCTCATCTGGAACATCAATCCATGAGTTTTCAAAGAGACCTTTGAGTCCTAGAATGAAGTTCTCTGCAACATCGGTGCGAACACCGTTTTCAACTGCGAGTTCGTTTTCTTCCATCCATTGCTCTACAACATAACCAAGATAGTCGTCAAGTTTTTCAACGAGGTCTTTGGTCGTTTCTTCGATACTTTCTTCAAGAATTGATTGATATTGCTCAATAAGTTCTTCTTCAATCAAATCAACACGTTCATTGATTGCAGCTTCAAAGATTGTTGCGGCTTTATATTGAAATTCTTCTGATAGTTCTTCACCATCAAAAAGTGCATCCAATGTGCTTTCTAATCTTTCTTGTGGTGAACCCGGTGCTGATATACCACCAACTTCCTTTGGTCCTTTTGCTTTACCTGCAATTGAACCCTGGTTCTTACCAACTTTACCTTCTGTACCCTTATCTGTGTCAATCTTTGCATGACCACCTTCGGCATCTTGGTAGAGTTTTGGATCTTCTTCACTTTTTGTATCGAGCGTAGGGGTCTCTGCCTTCTTCCCACCTTCGAGTAATGTTCTAAGTTTATCTGACATAATTGAGTAACTCCTTGTTAATATAGTCTGTTTCTTTATTTATACTTTTAGAAAGTTTTACTTTTTATTTTTACCAGTTATCTTACGTATCGCCCACCTACCAATACCAAGAACAGCATCCCCAGCTTTATCAGCCGCCGATTGAATTAATGCATCTCTTACAGATTGAGCCGCAGAAGTACTCACTTTCTTTGCAGTATCCTTAATTGCGTCTGTGGTTTTATCACCCAAATGCTCTCTGCTCTTATCTTCAGCTTTTTTTGCTTTATCTTTTATTTTATCCTTTAATCCTTCTTCAATATATCCTTCAGGAAGAAGAATTGCTTTGGAATATTCTAATAAAGAGTTGTTAGTATCGGTCATTAATTTCTCCATTTGTATCATATTACGTATGTTTCTTATAGTTTAGATAAGAAATCTTTAAATGCAAAGATTGCCTGTTCTTCTAATTCTTTTGCTGATGCTTTTTCAATCATGACTTTATAATCATTAATGTGTTTTTCTACAATCATACCATTATCCCAAACCCATTCTTTACCTTCCATGATACCATTTACAAAGGCACCAGGAGCAGATGGGTCTGCAACAATATCGATTGCCGAAAGCATGAAGTCATCCTTTACATAGTTTGCACCATTTTTTTCTTCTAATGAACCCATACCGCGAGATGAAACACCCAACTGGGCGCCCTCTTTAACGAGGTTCTTTGCTATATTTCCCATAGGAGTATCAAGCAATTTCGCTTTACCTACTACATCATTTTCTTCTAAGTGTAAATCTTTGACCATATGTGAAACCCTATCAAGGTTTACGGTTGGTCCTTGTGGGTGGTTTAGTTCACCCATTGCACGATTGCGAGATACTAACTCTGTACTATATCGTTCTACTTCATTAGTCATAATACCAAGAGGATATATTCGACCATTGCGATTCTTTTGTTCTGCTTGCATGAAGACACCCTGAATGAAGTGATTTTGCTGACCTGTTTTCTTATCTTCTTCTACAAGATAGGTGATATCTTCTGTCATTTCGGTTATTAGTTTCATTATTTTTCATCCCCTACACGTTCTTCTTCTGATTGGTCATGGTGCCATTTTTGTTTAACTTTGGCTTTCAATTTATCAGTTAATTTTTCATATCGTGAAATTTTCATACCATAGATAAACTCTCTACGACCATCTCCTTCTGCACCTTCTCCAATTTCTTTCTTCCGAACCTTTCTTCGATTCCTCAAGTAGTCATCTGACTCGTCAGAATCACCATCGTTATCGATATCACTATCCTCAGAATCAACAGGATCCATACCTTCTCCATCATCTTCTATTTCAGTCGATGGAGCAAAAGTAATTTCATCTTCTGCCGATTTCTTCTTT